AACACAAGAAATTGATCCAGAAAAATATCCTAGAGTAGTACACCCCATAGCAGATCGATTCCTTGAACAAGGATTGTTAGAGGATGATGTTAGAGGATTCACAACTTCATCGCCAAGGCGAGAAGCTCCTAGCATGGTATTTGGTATCAGTACACCCGGTCCTCTTGATCGCAGAGCCAGTGCAAAAAAACAACAGATAGGCAAGGCAGACAGTGTAGCCACTGTGCCAGTGAGTAGACTAGGTGGCACACAGTTGGTTATGGATGACGGCAATGATAGATTCCACAGAGAAAAATCTGCTGCTGAAGGACCGGTAAAATATATCGATTTATTAGATCCTGCTAATCAACGAAAAGGCGACACAGGATCTCCGACGATTCCAGCCAGTGAATATTTTAGAGTTCGTACTAGAACTGGTCACCAGATCCTGATGCACAATTCAGAAGACTTGATCTACATAGCGAATGCTCGAGGCACAGCATGGATTGAATTAACCAGTAACGGCAAAATAGATATATTTGCTGAAGACAGCATCAGTGTGCATACTCAACAGGATCTTAACATACGTGCTGCTCGAGATATAAATTTAGAAGCAGGCAGAAATATCAACATGAGAACCGAATCGGGTAAGTGGCATGTGGAAATAGCCACTGACATGGAGTTTCTAGTTAATGCAGATGCCAAACTCACAGTGGGTGCTAATCTTGACATATTAGTAGGAGCCAAGACCAAGATATCTACTAACAACGATTTAGACATTGCGTCCGGAGCAGAAACTAAGATCAGCTCTACTTCAGACATAAATCTTGGCAGTGGTGCTGAAGTTAAACTCAACGGTACTAAGATCAATTTCAATGGTCCGAATAATGCAGAAACTGCTGCGGCCGCTGATTTTGTGAAGCCGTATGATCTCAGAGACAATCCAGCTACCAGCACAGCAGCCGGTTGGGACAAGCGGTACCAAGCCGGCATTGTGAAAAGCTTCATGAAGCGCATACCTATGCATGAACCTTGGGCATTGCATGAGCATAGAGCACCGGACTTATTGACACCGGATAAAACGGATAGGAATACTTAATTATGGCCACAAGACTATACAATCAACAAACAGCAGCACAGCGTTCTGCTACAGTGACTCAGAATCAAGGGCAATTCACCTACAAAGGATTTAGCTCTAAAGAAGCTAATAAGAATTTTAAACTCTACGACATTAACCTTGTCAAGCAGGATTTGATCAATCATTTTTATATCCGCAAAGGTGAAAAGTTGGAAAACCCAGAATTTGGCACAGTGATCTGGGACATGTTGTTTGAGCCATTTACACCCGATGTAAAAGAAATTATAGCCAAGGATGTAGAAGCTATCATAAACTACGATCCTAGATTTGCAGTCACTGAAATTAACATAGACAGCACAGACCAGGGCATGCGTATACAGGCAGACTTAGTGTATATTCCGTTTAATATTACAGAACGTATGACCATGAACTTTGACAAAAACAATAGTGTAATTAACTAAGCAGTTTATTTTTAAGGGTAAATATTGGTATGACCACAACCAGCAGACAAAACAATCTCATACTAAATCAAGATTGGACTCGGATCTATCAGACGTTTAGAAACGCTGATTTCCGCAGCTACGACTTTGAAAACCTGCGAAGAGTTATTATCACATATCTTCGTGAAAACTATCCAGAAGACTTTAATGACTATATAGAATCGTCAGAGTATATGGCACTGATAGATGCTGTGGCATTTCTAGGTCAAAGTCTGGCATTCCGTATAGATCTTGCCAGCCGCGAAAATTTTATTGAATTAGCCGAGACTAAAGAAAGCGTATTACGTATCGCTCGCATGCTTAGTTACAATGCTAAACGTACAGTTGCAGCCAGCGGTTTATTGAAGTTTACAACAGTATCGACCACTGATACTATTATAGACAGCAACGGAAAAAATCTTGCACAACAGTTAATAACTTGGAACGACCCTACCAATGCCAACTGGTTAGAACAGTTTCTCACTGTATTAAATTCTGCCATGGCAGACAACACAGAATTTGGTCGTAGCCAAGGCTCTGCTACTATTCAGGGCATCCCTACAGAACAGTATAGATTTCGTACAGTGACCACTGATGTTCCGTTGTTCTCCTTTACCAAGACTGTGGCCAGCAGAGGCGTGAGCTTTGAGATAGTTAGCACCGCTTTTAAAAACAGCGAAAACATCTACGAAGAGCCACCTGTGCCCGGCAATCAAATGGGATTTATCTATAGAAACGATGGATCCGGTCCAGGCAGTGTTAACACAGGATTCTTTGTGCAGTTTAAACAAGGTACATTAGAATTAGCAGACTTCACAATTGATGTGCCAACCACTAATGAAAAAATTGCTGTCGATGCAGGCAACATCAACAATGACGATGTATGGTTATTTTCTTTAAATTCATTAGGTGCCCAAATAGAAGAATGGACCAAAGTGTCATCACTGGTAGGTAACAATATTGCCTACAACAGTGTCACTCAAGACATACGTAATATCTATGCTATTAATACTAAAGAAAATGATAATATCGATCTTGTGTTTGCAGATGGCGTCTATGGCAATCTACCTCAAGGGGCTTTCAGAGTATTTTATAGAACCAGCAATGGGTTGTCATACACAATATACCCTAATGAATTAAGAGGTATTAATATTTCTGTGTTGTACAGAAACAAAAATAATGTTGAGCACACGCTGACTATAGGTTTAGCTTTACAGAGCACTGTGGCAAATTCAGCTGCATCAGAAGACATTGATAATATTCGTGCCAATGCTCCTGCGGTTTATTACACTCAGAATAGAATGATCACAGCGGAAGATTATAATCTTGCACCATTACTGGGATCACAGAACATTGTAAAAATTAAAGCAGTGAACAGAACATCCAGCGGCATCAGCAGAAATTTCGATATTCTTGATGCTACTGGAAAATACAGCAGTATAAATGTGTTCGGAGATGACGGATACATTTATAAACAACAAGATGAATCTATACTGTCATTTAAATTTACCAGCAGAATAGACATTATTAATTTCATAAGGCGCAGAATAGAGCCAGTATTCACCGAAGCTGAAGTTTATAATTTTTATTTTACAAACTTTGATAAGATACTGTTTACAGATGTTAACACAACATGGCAATCAGTTACCACAGCCACCAGTACAGGCTATTTTAAAAATATCATAGATAATTCTCAACTTAGAGTGGGCAGTTATTCTACAAGTAACTTGAAATATGCGTTAGTTAATGCGGCCGTGAAGTTTGTTCCACCAACAGGTTACAGATTTAAAAAAGGCAAATTAGTAATAGCCAATGCTGCCGATGCTGAACAAACAGAATATATCTGGACAAAGATCGTCAAAGTTACAGGCGACGGTAGTTATGTTAAAGGTCTAGGTCCAATAACTCTCAACGAACCTGTTCCGACTGGCGCTATTGCTCAGCGTATAGTACCGAGATTTGTCAGCGATTTGCCCGTAGCCCTAGAGACTGAAATTGTCAACCAAGTATTCGATAATCAAACTTTTGCACTTCGATATGAAATTACAGAATCTCAATGGAAATTGATAACGTCTAGCAATTTAAATCTCACAAATGATTTTACATTAGGCAAAGCCGGAGACACTACTAACACTAATATTGATAGTTCGTGGATAGTGGCGTTTGTAAAACAGCCCGACAGTTACACAGTTAGAATTAGAAAACAGTCTTATATTTTTGGAAGTGTGAACCAAAATCGATTCTATTTCGATAGCAACGAAAAACGCTACAACGATCAAGTAGGTGCAGTGGTTAAGGATCAAATTAAAGTGTTAGGAATCAACACTTCAAAAGATTTCATCACTCAATTAAAACAAGATGTGCCGTTTGAAGTCAGCGATACAATAAAATTTGATGATGGTTACGAAAGCACTACTGAAATTAAATTAAGTTTTAGAGATTCGGACGACGACGGGGTTATAGATAATCCAGAAGCATTTGAAAACATTGTTGGTCTAAATCAGGATTTAAATTTTTTATTCTTCCTATCATCAAACGACATATACGGAACAAAAATTCGTACTTTGATAGACAACTCAACAGATCTAATTCTAATTAGACCAAAAGAAGCAGGAATTGATTTTAATGACACTGTGACCTACCCCGATCAGCAGTTGATATATTTTTATGACTCTGCCGAAGATATAGTAAAACGAGTCGACCGCACTACTAACACATTGATTATCTCTAACGAGTACACAGCTACGATTGGTCGAAGAAATTTAAAATTCCAATATATTCACAACGCCAGCGTAGACAGAAGAATAGATCCGTCGACCAGTAATATCATTGACATCTATTTGTTGATTAGAAGTTACGACGAAAGTTATAGAACATATCTCACAGGTGGAACAGATATAGAACCTGTAGCACCCACCAGCGAAGCACTAAGGACTACCTTTGGCACAGCGTTAGCATCAATTAAAAGTATCAGTGATGATATCATATATCATCCTGTAAAATACAAAATTTTATTTGGCGCTAAAGCAGAGCCGCAGTTACAGGCAGTATTTAAAGTTGTAAAAAATCAAAGTCGGTCGATCAACGACAACGATCTCAAAGTTCGAGTAATTACTGCTATTAACAATTTCTTTGATATTAACAATTGGGACTTCGGTGATAGGTTCTATATGGGCGAATTGACCACATATATCTTAAACACTGTAGCACCGGATCTTGCCAACATAGTTATTGTGCCAAGACAACCTGCTCAATCATTTGGCAGTCTTTTTGAAATACAAAGCCGATCCGATGAAATATTAATCAGCGCAGCTACAGTAGATGATATAGAAATAGTTACTGCTATCACAGCATCTGAAGTAGGCGCAAGCATCAATTCTATGGTATCAACCACTTACTAATATGGCCAATAAATTTTTTCCTAACAGTCAATTACCTATCCGTAGATCAGTAGAACTGCTTCCGGTAATCTTTCAAACTCCCGCTAATGATAAATTTTTATCTGCAGTAGTTGATCCGTTAATTCAGCCCGGAGTATTAGACAAAGTTGTCGGATATATCGGTCGCAGATACGATAAAACTTTCAACGGCAAAGATGTTTATGTTGACACTGACGCTACATTGCGCAGCAGTTATCAACTGGAGCCCGGTGTAATATTTAAAAATCATGATAAGATAGAAAATTTCTATGACTATGTTGATGTTAAAAATCAATTGAAATTTTTCGGTAACACTATCGAACGTGATGACAAAGTTACTGGACAAACCCACTACACTTGGGACCCCCCAATAGACTGGGACAAGTTTATTAACTATAGAGAATACTACTGGGAACCGCTAGGCCCACGCAGTATTAGCATCGCGGGTCAAAGTGCAACAGTCAACAGCACATATAAAGTTGTGTTAGGAACTACTAAAAATTCGTTTGTATTCACTCCTGATGCATATACTAATAATCCCACGCTGACCCTATATCGAGGACAAACTTACAAATTTCGTGTAAATGCTCCGGGAGAAGGGTTAGTGCTTCGCACTAATTTTGATACAGGCAGTTTATTATTTCAGCCCACTAGAAGTTACCCACAAGGCAGTGTGGTAGTATATGATTCAAAATTATGGCGGGCTATACGAGATGTTACCAGTCTAGATGCAAGTTCAATCACTATAGACAGTGAAGATTGGCAATACATCGAACCAGCCAGTGCAGGTAATTCGTTAGATTACAACAAAGGAGTAATCAATAACGGAATTGAAAACGGCATATTGACTTTTGATGTACCGTACGATGCACCAGACACTTTGTATTACCAAGGTAAAATTACACCAGATGCGTTCGGCAGATTTATTATTGCAGACATAGAAGAAAACACTTTTGTCAATGTAGGCATTGATATCATTGGAAAAACTACATACACCAGCGGTAACGGAGTTGAATTCAGTAACGGAATGATTGTAGAATTTACAGGCAATGTTACTCCTGAAGCGTATGCGACTGATACATGGTTAGTAGAAGGAGTAGGCACAGCTATTACATTGACTAGATTCAGCGATCTAGCAGCACCGATACTTAGTTCAGCAGTCCCTGAAGTATTATTTGACAATGACGGATTTGATACACAGCCGTTTGATGATGCCACAGAATATGCCGCGTCAAAAGATTATATAACCATCGCAAGAGATAGTGCAGATAATAATCCGTGGAGCAGATACAATCGTTGGTTCCACAGATCTATTTTAGAAAAGGCATATCAGTTAAGAGGTCAAGATTTTCCAGCTAACGAAACAGCAAGAGCTAAACGACCGATCATAGAATTTCGTGCCGGCCTGCAACTGTTTAATCATGGAGTAATTGCTAAACAAAGTGTGGATTACATAGATACAGCGACCACTGATATTTTTTCTATCGTTGAGGGATCTAGAGGATATAACATAGACGGTGAATTTCTATTCGACGGTGCAAGGATATTAGTTGTAGCCGACCAAGATAATCTAGTCAATAATAAAATATACACAGTAGAGTTTATCACCCATAATAATTCTAAACAAATACATCTTAGAGAAAGTGATGACACAGAATCAATTCTTGGCCAGTGTGTCACAGTAAGACGAGGCAACGTAAACAAAGGACTGATGTTCCATTTTAACGGAACTGATTGGGTATCTAGCCAACCTAAAACTGAGGTGAACCAAGCACCACGGTTTGATGTCTTTGACGGAAACGAAATTAGTTTTGGCGATCATACAACTTATCCAGACTCGGAATTTATAGGTTCGAGCATATTAAGTTATAAGCCAGGAAATGCAAGAATTGATACAGAATTAGGAATTCAGATCAGTTATCTCAACATAGATAACATAGGCGATATTGAGTTTGATTATGATTGGGATGTTGACACATTTCGTTACACGATTAATAATCTACCAGTAGACAAAAAGATATCCACCGGGTTTTATAAATTAGGATCTAACTATGCCAATGGTTGGCAGCAATTGAATTCTAAATATCTACAACCTATAATAGATAACCAACTGGTAAGCACAGCTACTGATACTCTAACATTTACTACGATACGATGGGAAAGTTTGACCACCGATCCTGAAATAAATTTCTACTTGAATGGCACAAAATATACAGGTTCGTGGACAAGAAAATTAGGAACGTTTGTATTTGGTACAACATTTGCAGTTAACGATGTTGTAGTAATCAAACTCATCACAGATGTTGACCCAGATCAAGGTTACTATGAAATACCTGTTGGCTTAGAAAAAAATCCGTTTAACGCACCTATAAAATCGTTTACTTTAGGTGAGGCGGTTGATCACATAGCCAGCGCAATAGAATGGGACAAAGAATTTACAGGAAAATTACCCGGAGTAAGTAACCTACGAGATCTTGAAGATTATAGACTGTTTGCCAAACGATTTTTAAAACACAGCGGTAATACACCGCTGGCTGTGATGTCATTGTGTGATAAAACTCACAATATCGTCAAAGCAATCCAGCATGCAAAAAAAGAATATACAGATTTCAAAAACAATTTCCTGCAAAGAGCTACAGAAATTGATTATAATGATCAAACAATTGATTTTGTTGATGACATAATCAACAGCTTAACCTCAGTAAAAACACCGCAAGACGCTTTTGCAGATTCAGACATGATCGGTGCAGGAGCCTACACTGCCTTGACAACAGTAGTAGAAGATACTGGTATTACTACATTTACATTGTCAGAAAGATTTGATTTGACAACTCTCAGCAGCCGAGCTGTGTATGTTTACAAAAACGGGTTACAACTTATAAACACTCAAGATTACGTGTTTAACTCTGCATTCAGTTTCATAACAATTACAGCGCCGTTAGCAGAAGGCGATGCAATTGAAATTAGAGAATATCTCAGCACTTCTACTAATTTTATTCCACCTACACCTACGTCTATGGGGCTGTATAAAAAATATACCCCTATGAAATTTCTTGATGACACATACCAAGAACCGAGGTATGTTATACAAGGACACGACGGCAGTATCACTGCATCTTTTGGTGATTTTAGAGATGATCTATTGTTGGAACTAGAATTACGTATCTACAATAATATCAAACAAGAATATAATTCTGCAGTATTTGATATAGATCAAATATTAGCTGGTTATTACGGAGTAGGCGAATATTCTAAGAATCAGTTAGATATGATTGTGGTACAAGATTTTTTAAAATGGATTCAGAATACCAATATCAATTATACAACAAATGAGTATTTCGACAGCGAAAACTCATTTACCTATACGTATTCCAACATGTCAGACCCCACTAAAACTAAAAATATCCCTGGCTGGTGGAGAGGAGTGTATCAGCATTTCTATGACACTGATAGACCGCATCGCTGCCCTTGGGAGATGTTAGGGTTTAGTCAGCGACCTTCTTGGTGGCAGGCAGAATACGGGTCAGCACCGTATACCAGTAACAATTTAGTTTTATGGGAAGACCTTGAAGCTGGAATAATTCGACAAGGCGTTCGAGCTGGTAGATATGACAGATACAAGCGGCCCGGCCTTGTTTCACACATCCCTGTAGACGGTGACGGAAAGTTACTGAGTCCGCTGGATTCTAATCTTGCACAGGATTTTTCATTAATCAACAATCGCGGCCCGTTTGTATTAGGGGATGTAAGTCCAGCAGAGTACGCATGGAGATCTAGTTCTGAATGGCCATATGCAATTGTTACCGCTATGTGTTTGATGAAACCATTCGAATATATCCCTGACAATTTTGATAGATCAAGAATCATAAAAAACAAATTAGACCAGTACATAAATTCTACCACAGGGTTGTTTGTGACTATTGCAGACATTGCACCCTTCGTGACAGATTCTACAGCAGTTGGATTGGTAAAATATCTAACCAGTTATACTACATCTCAAGGATTATCTAAGGATAGCCTGCAGGTTAAAATAGAAAAATTAGATGTGGCCTTGAGTTTTAGAATGAGCGGGTTTGTGGATCAACAACAGCAAAAATATTTGTTAGATTCGAAAAATCCTTCGGCAACTACTTCCAGTATCTTTATCCCTCCAGAAAATTACGATATTGTGTTTAACATTAGTAGTCCAGTATCTACAGTTAGTTACAGTGGTGTGAGATTAGAAAAAACATCAGGCGGCTGGATTGTAGCAGGGTATGACGATATTCATCCTTACTTTAACTATCATCCGGCTCAGGCCAGCAGTAAAGATCCCGTAATCTCCGTGGGTGGAGTCAGTGAAGCATTTACCGATTGGATAGAAGATAAGAATTATAACAACGGTACTTTGATAAGATATCAGAGTAATTTTTATCGAGCATTAAAAACTCACCGCAGCAGCGGAGACTTTGATCGTAGTCTATGGCAAAAATTAGGAAATGTGCCTAAGATAGGTGCAATCGAAGCGCAACGTAGACGAATATTCAACACCATTACTGTAAAACAAATCAGTTATGGAACACTCCTGACCAGTATACAGGAAGTGGTAGATCTATTGTTAGGATATGAAAGCTATCTTAAAACACAGGGTATTGTATTTGATAGTTACGATCCTCAAAATGCTACCAGCCAGGATTGGCTCAGTGCTGCTAAAGAATTCATGTTTTGGTCTAAGCACAATTGGGACCTAGGTGCTATTATTGCCCTAAGCCCATCTGCACAAAAATTAAAAATTTCTATACCTGTAGGAACACCAGACAATCTGCTTGACGGTTTTTATGACTATCAGATTCTCAAGGGAGACGGAACTCCGCTGGCTCCAAGATTCCTTAACATTAATAGAAGTTTTCAATCCCTAGATATAGAAACCACAAATACCACTGACGGCATTTATTATGCAAGACTGCATTATGTAATAAAAGAACACGTTACTGTATTTGATGATCGCACAGTGTTCAATGACATAATCTATGACAAGCCTACTGGATATCGTCAAGGCCGTATTAAAATGCAGGCCTTCCGCACAGTGGATTGGGACGGGGACTATACCAGCCCAGGATTTTTATTCGATAATGTTGATATACAGATTTGGCAACCGTTCCGAGATTACAAACTGGGAGATATTGTTTCTTACAAATCTTACAACTGGACCAGCCTTGTAAATCAATTAGGTGCAGAAATATTTAACGATGCCAACTGGTCAAAACTAGATTCAAAACCAGTCAAACAGCTGGTGTCAAATTTTGATTATAAGATAAAACAATTCAGTGACTATTTTGAAACTTCGTCTCAGGGACTAGATCAAAGTCAACGAGAATTGGCTAGACATGCCATAGGTTATCAACAACGAGACTATCTACAAAATCTTGCGGAAGATCCGGTAAGCCAGTTTCAGCTATATCAGGGATTTATTAGAGAAAAAGGTACCGCAAACAGTGTAACTAAAATTTTTAATAAACTAAGTAGATCGGGGTCCGACAGTGTCGTACTTAATGAAGAATGGGCATTTCGTCTTGGTCAACTTGGCGGCACTGATCAATTCTCGGAAATTGAAATACAACTTGAAAAGAATAAATTTAAACTAAACCCACAACTCCATCTGGTAACAGCCAATGACACAGCCAACGTCTTAGATCAGTATTATAGATTTACTGCTAATGATTTTACAATTTCACCGATCCCGTACACTGTAGATATTTTACCAACCACGTTGGATCTGGAACCAGAATTCACTGCCGGTTATGTTAGCTCAGGACAATATCAACATGTGGTCGGTTCATTGGATCAGTTAACATCTCTTGATATAACCACAGTCGATGAAAACGATCATATTTGGGTAACTTTCAATCAGGACAGCTGGCAAGTACTGCGAGTCAATGAGTCGCCACTGCTATTTGTTAGTGAAGCAGTACGTATAGATGACACTACGGTCACCTTGACATTGAACAGACCACATTCAGTGACAGTCGATGAGTATATCGGATTCCGTGAGATTGTTAACCTTAGCGGATTTTTTAAAGTCAGTGCAGTAACCAACACTACAATAACAGTTGTGGTCAGCGCAGACGTTGATGATCCTGAGTTAGATTCCAGCACCACGGTTAATATTCAGTTGTTAACCCTAGCAAGATTTGCAGATTACGCAGCGGTTGATCAGCATCCAGCAGCATTATTGAAAAATAAGTCAACGGTATTCGTAGATAACAATGGCGATGATTTGTGGGAAGTAGTGCAGAAAAATAAATTGTACACTGCAAAAACCATAGAAGATTTTGGTACCTCGTCTCCGCTGCTTGCAGGGTCTAAAGTCATTTATGACAATATTAATAAACACATAATCAGCAGTATACCGGGCTCGGGATTTGTGAATGTTTATGTAGAAACTCCTACAGGGTTAATCTTAAAACAGATCATTGCACCTCCTATCGGATTCTTTGACATCGCAATAGGCTCGTTCGGCGAAAAGATGGCTGTCAGCCCAGACGGTAAATTCCTTGTAGTGGGAGCACCGATCGCCAGTGGTGTTATTAATAGATACATGGGCGAATGGCAGACTGAATTAGCCTATGAACAAGGTGATATTGTACTGTATGGCGGCAGACTTTACAGAGCGTTGAATGCCAACGGAAATTTTGCAGGGTTAGGAGATGGCAGCACTCAGATAGCTATTAACTCTGACGACTGGATTGCACACACCACAGTTATACCTGCTGAAACATCAGGACGTAACACTGGATATTATCAGCAAGGTATGGTAGCGGTTTATGAATTTATCAGTGGAAGATATGTCAGTGTCACTGCATTTGTTTCGCCAAGACCCACAGACAACGAAAAGTTTGGATCAGAAATTACAATAGGCGTTAACGGTAACGAATATTATCTAGCAGTATCTGCTATAGGATCGTATAATAACACAGGTCGAGTGTACCTTATCAAATATACAGGTACAGAGTGGATACACATGGAAAATCCTTTGTACAAAGGAATATACAACTTATTTGATTCGTACAAACAAGGCGATATAGTATGGCAAGCGGCACAAGATCCTATTTTAGAAACAGTGCGCGGCAATCTATGGCAGAGCCTTGACGGGTCGACCTCGGACGGCAGCACAATAACCCTAGAGTCACAGAACTGGTTAAAGGTCAATAATATATCTACGCACTGCTCTTTGCCGACTAATATTTCTGTGGAAGACGACGGTTCTACAATGGAGTTTACAACTACAGGTCTTTTAACTAATGCACAAAAAGCAGAATTAGTTAAGCAAGGCGATCTGTTCGGATTCTCGATGGCCATGAACAAAGACGGTAGCATATTAGTTATTGGTGCGCCTGACAGTGATGGTCAGTATTTTGCAAATTATCGAGGAGTGTGGCGCGGCGATGTAGAATACGTCGAAGGTGAAGTAGTACGCCATCGAGGGTCTCCGGGAGATGCATATCAATATTATCAATTAGGCGACGGACTTTTAGGACCAGACAGCACTTATCGCAGCTATAACGAAGATCCGTCTGACAGTGCAAATTGGCAACAAGTGGGCGACAGTACCACAACTTCCAGCGGTAAGATATTTGTTTATAAGAAGACTGCGTATGATTCTTATGAATTTACTCAAATGATCAACGCAGCAACACTGGCATCGTTCACTGACATCGATTCCGGATTAGTAATCAGTACAGGTGATCAATTTGGATTCAGCATGGACATAGATGCAAATGGCACAATGCTGGCAGTCGCCAGTCCTAGGGCAGATGTAAACTATCAGGATCAAGGTGCGGTATATGTTTTAGAATTAGATCAGCCAGTGACTGAATTCCGTGTTAAACAGCGTTTACAGAGTTATGAAATCTACACCAACGAATATTTTGGATTTGCTGTATCAGTAAGCCCAGACGGTTCGAAGATAGCCATAGGGGCAAGAAATGCCAGAACTCCATTCCCTGTAAATTTTGATCTATTAGAAGGCACAACATTTGACAACAGCAGAACACGGTTCTATGTAGAACAAGGATTCACAGGCGGTGTGTACGTATTTGATAAAAAAGATCAGACCTATTTCTTAACAGAAAAACTTGACAGCGATCTTCAAGTAGACGAATCATTCGGTCACAGTATCGACTGCGTAGGTACAAAATTATTGGTAGGATCTCCTTACCATAAAAACAATATAACAAATACCTATCAGGGGATAGTGAGATTGTTCACAGCAAGTACCAGTGGAGCAAGCTGGACAGTGCTGGCAAGTCAACAACCATTAGTTGATCTTAGAAAAATAAAGAAAATCGAACTCTATGACAATGCTAAGAATGTAAAAATACAAGATGTAGATTACATCGATGCCGCTAGAGGAAAAATATTAAACATAGCCGAACAAGAAATAAAATATAAAACTCCATACGATCCAGCAGTCTATACCATAGGCACAGCAGAAGTTGTGGTAGATACTACTATAAACTGGTTGGAAAAAAATGTAGGAAAACTATGGTGGAACATCGGTACAGCTAAGTTTCAATACGCAGAACAAAAAGACTCTGCTTACAGAACGGGAAATTGGAATCAAACAGTATTAGGCGCCAGCGTCGATGTGTATGAGTGGGTAGAAACAGTATTGTTGCCTAATGAATGGGCTGCGCTGGCAGACACTAATGCAGGATTAGCGCAGGGGATCAGCGGCCAGCCCTTGTATCCTAACAACGATGTTTACAGTGTGAAATTTTTCTTCAGCCCTACTACCGGGCAAGTTTCAGAAACACTGTATTACTATTGGGTGCGTAGCAAAGCGGTGACCCCGGCAAATATGCCTGATCGCACAAGATCAGCGGCCGAAGTAGCCGACCTAATTGCTAACCCTGCCGGAACTGGTCTTGCGTTTGTGGCATTTTTGCAGGCAGATAAATTCTTAACTTATAATTTTAAATCAATAATGCAGTCTGACACTGCACTGATAAATCTGCAGATTAGAAAAAATTTAGAATCACAAATTCCTGTACACAACGAATACCAATTGTTAACAGAAGGAATAGCAGACAGTTTACCTTCTGCACCATTAGAAAACAAATGGATTGACAGTCTTCTCGGAACAGACATTGCAGGTAATCGTATTCCAGATGCAGCATTGCCGGCAAAACAAAAATATGGTATACAGTACCGTCCTCGCCAGACTATGTTTGTTGACAGAATATTAGCACTGAAAATTGTTATAGAATATATTAACAATATTTTACGAAAAGAAACATTTGCAGAAACTATAGATTTTACTAATCTTAATAGTGTAGATGCTGTGCCTAGCAGCAAGTTAAATCTTTATGATGTGGCAGTAGACAATGACATTGATTTGCAAGCAGTGGGTACAACAAACATCAAACGTGCAATTCTAAGAGCTAATTTGATCAACGGAGAATTAGACACTATAGATATTGTGGATCCTGGATACGGATACAAGCCTAGAGAACTGTTCAGTCAAGAGCTACCAGGTGTCTATCTCGGTCCTCCAGTAACTATATCAGGCGACGGTGTGAATGCTACAGCAGTGTGCCATATAGATGGACAAGGCCGAGTTATTCAAGCAGTGGTAACTAATCGCGGTAAAAAATACAGCAGTATAAACATTCAGGTTAGATATTTTTCTGTATTAGTAAATGCCGATGCAACGTTGAACGATTTCTGGAGTGTGTATTCTTGGGACGACACACGAAAAGTTTATTTCCGCAGTAAATCACAGGCGTTCGACACTACGAAATATTGGAATAAAACAGATTGGAATAAAGACGGATATGACACCGATCTTAAAATTATCAAAGAATTTGTCAGCATTTACGAAATTGTTGACAGTCAAGTTTTAATTGGTGAAATCATAAAAGTCAAAGAGTATGCTGCCGGCGGCTGGGCAGTGTTTGAAAAAGTATCAGACACTGCTGATCTATTCTTAGATAGATATTCGTTAATTAGTAGACAAAACGGTACAATACAACTTAGTTCTTCCTTATACGACACCGGTACTATTGGAGTAGGGTTTGATAACACACAGGCCTTTGATACTACTACGTATGATATTGAGAATGATCAAGAGTTGAGAAATATCTTCACAGCAATCAAGCAAGATATTTTTATTGGTGACTATGCTGTAGAATGGAATAAATTATTTTTTGCTTCTATACGACACCTACTGAGCGAACAGCAATATGTTGACTGGATATTCAAAACCAGTTTCTTAAATGCCACACATAATATTGGGGCGTTTGAACAGAAAGTTAATTACAAAAATGATAATTTACAAAGTTATCAAGAATACATTAATGAAGTTAAACCTTTTAGAACCACAGTTAGAGAATATATCAGTCGTTACGATACTCCAGAAACATATTCGTCTGCCGCAACAGATTTTGATTTACCGCCGGTGTATTCGGTATTTGACGGTCGTGCAAATCCTGTAAACTCTTCGTCTGCAGAAATATCTCAGTATCCTTGGAAATGGTGGGCAGATAATAATTCATATTCAGTGACTGCTATAGAAGTATATCAACAGGGTTCGGGATATAGTACTCCTCCTAAAGTGCTAATTGACGGTACCGGATCCGGCGCTACAGCCAAAGCATTTATTTCTAATGGTAAAGTCTCCAGTATACAAGTATTGACTACTGGTTCTGGGTATACCGCAGCACCGACGGTTACACTGGTGGGAGGGAATCCTACTAATGCTGTGCAGGCTAAAGCTGTGGCAATAATAGGTGATGCACAGGTTAGAACATTTGATGTCTCGGTAAAATTTGATAGAATTTCCAAAACTGGAATTTACAATACATTTTCACAAACACAGTCATTTACAGCCACAGGAAGCTCTGCGGTGTTCTTGTTAAATTATGCTCCGACCAACGACAAGAGTAAAATTACTATATCACGTACATCAGCTGCGACCAACAAAACACAAGTGGTGTTGGCCAGTGAATACACTATTAGTTTGTATTATCAACCTACTGATGGTTATTCTTTATTGCGTGGCAAGTTGATATTCAACTTGGCTCCTACAAAAAATGACACAATCACAGTAAGCTATGGTAAAAACATCACGCTGTTTGATGCAGTGAACAGGATCAATCAATCATACGCACCTAAAGAAGGTATGATTGGAAAAGAACTCAATCAGTTAATGACTGGCATTGATTTTGGCGGAGTACAGATACAGGGTACTACATTTGACGTCACTGGCGGATGGGATGCTCTACCTTGGTTTACTGACAACTGGGACTCAGTTGAGACCAGTGCAGATTATTATTTTATAGTTGACGGCATACGATCTTTTGTTGACTCTACAGCGATATATCTGAAAGATGAAATTGTGGAAGTTAACGGCGTATTATACAAAGCACTAAAAAACAGTGTTGACACCGCAGGCAATGTTATTATTCCGATTATTTCACAAGAATGGCAATTATTCTGGGAAATATTCACAGTGAGATTACCGTATGTGCCAGCTGCCGGACAGAAAATTAACATTTATATCAAACGCAAAGACACCAACATCACTGTACGGGTAGATGATGAAAATTATATTCAGTATGGGGTAGACGGCAGTAGCATTTTAGATTCAAGTACAGGAGTGAATCCTTCTGCAGAAATGCCAACATTTGTAGGCAATGGCATCACTGATGGAATTCAAATTGGTCAGTATCTATTAGTGAATAATGAAGATACATTAATTTTCCGACCTATAGAAAGCGATGGCAGTGTTTCTATCAATGATAATAATATTTTAGATACTAGACTCACCGGCGGATCGTTGTCAAGTATAAGTGGAGCCTATGTTACCGCTACTGGATTCACTGCAGAAGAAATTGCTATTACTGGTGGCAAGTTTATAGATCCTACAGTGGTGCCAGCACCTGAAGAAAATGTTCCAGGCCAGGTTATCGAAAGTGTGTCAATTAAAGTATATAACAACACAGTATCGGGGGCAGCATCACTGCATTCTAATGTGAAAATTGCTAACGGAACAACCACACAGTTTTCTATAGGACAAACTGTATTAGAAAACAAATCAGTTTTTGTATACGTCGACAACACATCAAGAATCTTAGACACTGATTATACGATTGATCTACAAACCAATACTGTGAATTTTATCACAGCACCATTAGTGGATAAGTTAGTGGAAATACTCAGTGTAGGAATCGGCGGCGTTGGTATTTTAGATTATCAAAGCTATATTGCAGATGGAGTTACTGGTTTATTTTTAACCAATGCCAACTATGACAATACCAGCAATATATTTGTAAGTGTGAACGGAACTCAAGTAGATGTAGGATACCGTAACAGTACAAATGTAATTGATGCTGTAGGAAAAACTTTGGTAGATTTTGGAATAATTCCACAAGCAGGAGATGTAGTAAAAATAGTATGTTTAGAAGCCAGTGCCGATGTAGATAGTTCAGGATTATCGTTAGTGCAAGTTAATACGCAGACTTTCTATTATGAAGGTAGCACTAGAAGTTTTGACATCGATGGATTTAGTGAATTGAGTCGAGGATCGACACTGACTGCTGCATTGGTAGAAGTTGATGGGTACTTATTAAAAGGGCCCGACACTTTATATGCTGTTTATGACGGTTCTAATAATGTCTTTCAACTTGGTACCGATCCAGTTGAACCTGGCGGTAGTATATTGCCTGCTAACCTAAAAGTTCTGGTAAATGACCAACTTAGAACATTTATTGTAGATTATACTCTAGACGGCCCTAATAAAATATTAACGTTGAATCCTTTGAAATTGTCAATAGGAGATCACATCAAGATTGTTAATGATTTGAGAGCAGAATATTCTATTGACGGAAATACTATTGCAATTTCTGCAAGCTATCCAATGACCAGTGTCAACGAAACAGACAATGTGCCAATAATAGTAACTTGGTTTGGTGAATATCCGTCTATGAATATTATTCAAGATGAAAACAGTGGCGGACGTCTTCAATATCAACTATCACGCCCACCGATTGCGATGAGTTATGTATGGGTATACAAAAACGGACATCGTCTACGTCAAGACAAAGATTATTACGTGAGCTTGCCAAGAGCAGTAGTTTACCTCACAGCAAATTCTTTACCAACTGATAAAATTAAAATTGTTAATTTCAGTAATAATATTTTCAAATTGCCATCGGCATATGAAATACATAAAGACATGTTGAATGTGTTTCATTACAACAGATTCTCAAAAGCTGAATGCAAATTAGCTCAGGCACTAAACTACTTCGATACCAGCATATTAGTTACGAATGCTGCTGAATTGTCTCAACCTATTGCCAGCAGAAATATACCAGGTGTTGTGTTTATAGATGGAGAACGTATTGAGTACATGACCAAATTGGGTAATACATTAGGTCAACTGCGTAGAGGAGCTCAGGGAACATCTATAGCACAAATACACGCTCAGGGTACAGCGGTGGTTGATGTAGGATACAGCGAAGTTATACCATATAATGAAACCCAGCAGAGAACTGACTTTACCAGCGACGGTAGCACACTGCTAATAGGCCCGTTGGATTTTGTGCCTCAAAAAGCATCGAGAAGTGGTGTATGGTATAGAAATACTGTACCGTCTACTTACGGACCTTGCGATCAAATAGAAGTGTTTGCCGGTGGTCGAAGATTGAAAAAAGATCCGCAGGCTGTGTACATAGAAGCCAACGGTGCTGCCAGTCCGGCAGCAGACGAGACACAAGAAGCAGAATTTAGTGTAGACGGTGCTACTGCTCAAATAAGACTAACAGCTGCATTGCCAGCAGGTACACGAGTGACTGTGCTAAGAAGACAGGGTAAAACATGGCATAGCAGAGGCGAGACCACAGCTACAGACGGTGTTAGCCTAATAGATGCAGACACCGCTATAGCTAGATTCATTGTGGAAAAGACCACAGCTATACCTGAATAAATACATGATGGAACAAAAAGAGATCAAAATGCCAAATAATCAAGATCAGCAAGCAACTACTTCTCAATCCCGCCCTAACGAAACCGGTGGATTTCACTTCGAAGGGCATATTAAAATTCATGATCCCGAAACCAAAGAAGTTTTTGTGGACAAACGCAATGCCATTCACTATGAAAATATGAGCGTGGCCATGGTTAACAGTCTTAGTAATCAAGGGTACGGTACAGTATATCAAATGATTTTCGGCACAGGCGGAACAACAGTAGATCCTACAGGACTTATCACATACCTTACACCTAACACAGTTGGCGTGAATTCTGGATTATACAATCAAACCTATCAAAAAGTAGTGGATCAAAATGCTATTGAAAATCAAGATCCTATTCGAAATAAAATGCAGATACGACATATCAGCGGAGCTACCTACAGTGATATTTTGATCAGCTGTTTATTAGACTACGGCGAGCCGTTGGATCAAGAAGCCTTTGATAACAGTGTAGATATGAACGGCTCGTTTGTGTTTGATGAACTGGGATTAAAAAGCCTAGGACCAAACACAGCGGACGGAAAGCTGTTGACACATGTGATATTTCACCCTGTGCAAAAAAGTTTGAATAGATTACTGCAGATAGATTATACTATACGTGTGCAGAGTTTAACTGGCTTTGCTGAGGTCTAATCATGCCATACATAGTTAATTTTACAGACAACGAAAACAAAAGCCCAATTACGGTATTTGACAATACTTCGAGTACAGATACCAGTCTTAAATTTCCTGGTCGTAATGTCACTGGGTACGGTCAGATAATTGCAGAAAACTTTTTATCACTGCTGGAAAATTTTGCTTCCACTGATCAGCCCGTAAATCCGATAGAAGGACAGTTATGGTATGACAGCACCAGCGGACAACAGACTTTAAAAATCTGGGATAACACTGCATGGAAAGCAGCATCTGGTATACAAAAAGGTGTCAGTCAACCTGCAGTCGAGGACAGCAAAGTAGGAGAACTATGGGTAGATACCACTAATCAACAACTGCGTATATTCACAGGTACACGATGGATTTTAGTTGGACCAGTTGAAAGCTCGGTAGGCGGATTGCGCTACGGCCCAGTCATAGAAAAAATTGCAGACTCGGACAACGTAGATAGATTCATATTAGTATTTTTTATTGCTGATATCCCTGTGATTATCTTCAGTAAGGACAGTTTTACTCCTAAGACTATTATCACGGGTTTTGACACAATTAGATCGGGAATAAACATCAGTGCACCTGCTACTTCTGGAGAAATAGCAAATTTCGTAGGAGGATTTTTACCTATACTCAATGGTACAGCTAAAAATGCTCAAGCATTATCAGTTGGTGGCGTAGAAGTAGCTGCGGGAAACTTCCTCAGAAAGGACACTGTTAATGTCACTGATTTTGAAATAAAAGTAAAAAACAACAATGGTATTTCTATCGGTATTGACGAAACGTTTAAGTTATTGTCTACAGAATCATCGAGCAGCATTTACAATTCTGCTGCTGGTAGTTCAATCGATTTGCAAACTAACAGAAATGGAATACCTGCAACTATAATTAGAGTGATTGATAACCGAGTAGGCATCAATCAAGATAACCCGCAAGAAGCATTAGATGTATTGGGTAATATCAAACTCACAGGAATACTAACAACTACAAACACCACCGCCAGCACCAATTTAAATAACGGCAGCATACAAACTTTAGGTGGGGTGGCGATTACTAAAAATTTAATAGTCGGAGACGGCATAGATGTTACTGGATTTTTGCAAACTAATACCATACAACCAAAAACAACCAACACTTATGATCTAGGCACACCTCTTAAACGATTTAATAATATCCGTGCTAAAACAATCACCGCAGACACTATACAAGGCGTGCTAGAAGGTAACATCAGCGGTAATGCTAATACTGCCACATCATTAAGCACAGTTACCAGTTTCCAATTAGCAGGTGATGTTGTATCACCTGCAATACTATTTGATGGACAGTTGGGTTCTGCAACCAAAGTTTTCAACGCTACGTTGACTGCTAATATTATCGCAGCCAAGGCAGAACCATCGCCTAATCGAGGTAAGAAAGGCGATTTCTTATTGACCTACAGACCCAGCGAAAGTACATTGGCCAGTTCAGGACTTTTGAAACAGACTAGAGAACGATTCATGGCTGATTTGGCTGTGCCAATTGGTGCGATATTGCCTTATGCTGGCGGAACCACACCCGACGGATATCTTTTGTGTGACGGCAGTGAAGTTGAAAGATCAAAGTATGGAGATTTATTTGACATCATTGGTGTTACCTTTAACGGCACTGCTCCTCTGGCAGGAGTAGGTACATATAGATTACCGGATTTACGAGGTAGATTTGCTCTGGGCAGAGACAACATGGACAATGCAGGCACTGTACCATCAAGTGCAGGTCCGTATGTTGATGCAGGCGGCGGCTTTGCAGGCCGTGTGCCAGACGTGCAGGCTACAATTCTTGGAGGGTCAGCAGGACTAAGTTCAGTTCCATTGACCTTGGCCAATTTACCTGAACATAGTCATTCGTTGTCAACTCCTACACAAGACTATTCTGCAGTCGCACTAACAACAACACTTGATCCGCTGGCTACTTCCGGACTTGGACCAACAGCACCTGGTCAGGCTCAGTATCTCAAAGACAGCGGCAACGTTAAAAAACCAGCAGGAGTTACTCTTGGAACTGCTGTGGGCTTGATGAATCCGTTTTTGGCAATGAATTATATAATCAGATCCGGCCCACCGGCATTCTAATAGGTAAAATAACATGGCATATCAGATTAACAAAACAGACGGAACTATAGTTGCTACAGTTGCAGACGGTCAAATTGATGACCGATCGACTGCAATTACCTTGATCGGAAAAAACTACAGTGGGTTTGGAGAAATATTTAATGAAAATCTAATTCAATTATTAGAGAACTTTGCAGACTCGACACCGCCAGATAATCCTATCAGAGGACAAATATGGTTTGATTCAAGTCAATCTAAGTTAAAGGTATATAATGGATTAGATTTTGTTCCAGTAAGTTCCGCTACTATTTCAGGCTCGCAACCATCAACACTGGCCACAGGTGATTTGTGGTATGACAATGTAAGACAACAATTATTTTTCTTTGATGGTACAGCAGCAGTATTGTTGGCTCCATCATACAGCAGTTCTCAAAGTCTTAGTGGTATTAGAGTCGACACTATTCTTGACACACTGAATCAAACCAGAGTTATTACAAGTTTGTACAACAACGGTATTTTATTAGGTATATTTGCCAAAGACAGCTTTACGCCAAAAGTCGCTATCATAGGATTTACAGGCAGTATCGAACCAGGATTCAACGCAGGCACATTAGCAAATTTTAAAATACGTGCTACTTGTACCAACAGCGACAGTCTCGGCGGAGCAGTGTCTACTACTTATGTGCGAACAGACAGCTCTAATGCTATCAACGGTCAACTACAGATCACTGTAGATTCAGGCCTGATAGTAGGTTCAGCAGGTCAGGGATTATTGTTTGTAAACGGCGGCGACTTGGTGTTAGCTAATTCTTCTTCAGATAAGAATATTACACTCAGTGTGAATAAAGCAGCAACCCAAGAAAACGCTGTGGTAATAAATGCTGCTGCAAGAACCATAGGATTGTATCCTACTATTCCTTCAAGCACAGTTAATGTTGGCGGAAATTTAGTAATAACTGGTGACCTTACAGTAGAAGGCACCACAACTACATTGAACACCAGCATTTTCACCGTAGAAGATAAAAATGTGGTGATTGCCAACGTGGCCAGTCCTAGTAATAGCACAGCCGACGGCGCAGGTATCACAATCAAAGGCACCACAGACAAAACTATTGCTTACTCAGAATCCAGCAATTGGTTAGCTGTATCAGATACAGTGAATTTAGCGGCTGGCAAGGCACTATACATAGGTGGTACCAAAGTTATAGATGGTAACAGTCTTGGATCCGCTATCACAAGTATTCCGGGTGTGAGTTCGTTTGGTACACAGACTGTGGTAAACATCGGTCCTGGCGCTCCAGCAGTAACACAACTAAGACTGGAAAATCACAGAATCAGCACAGTGTCATCTAATTTCGATATTGAATTAGAACCGGATGGTACAGGGAATGTGGTATTGATAGGATCGCCGAGAATCACAGGCATGGCTAATCCAACCTCTGCCCAAGATGCTGCAACCAAAGAATACACTGATAATAGAATAGAATCAAGACCATTGATTTTCTCAATTGATATATCTGACGGAAAATCTAACACATACATTATTGATAATATTCTAAACAATCTTTCTCCTGTGGCTGAATATCGTACAGGCACATATGCAAGAATACTGTGTAGTTTGATCAGCAACAATTCACAGACATTAGAGATTAATTCTTTACCGCCAGCACTGTCAACAGCAGCGTTCTTGACTAATCTTGGCGGCGCCAGCAGTTTGGCTATTACTAATATAAGTTTTCCAACAGCTACTATTGCAGCAAGCAGTGTGTCTGTGACAAGAATTATTAAATTGTTTCAAATAGTAGGAGGCGTGTGGGCATGGCAATCAGACACAGTGCTTCCTCCATAATGAATTAGGAGCGGCTAAATGGCCTATGTAATTAATAAGTTTAGTGGCGAAGAACTAATAGTGCTGGATGACGGCACATTAGATACCACCACCAGTCTCGGCTTAGTAGGTAGAAACTATGTAGGCTATGGCGAAACACAGAATGAAAATTTTCTGTTTCTCTTAGAAAATTTTGCCAACTCGGCTCCGCCTTCTAGACCGATTGTCGGGCAGATATGGTTCAACACCACGGATGCCACTGCCTACGCCTACGATGGCACACAGTGGAATCCTATCGGAGCAGCTTCAGTCAGTGCCACAACACCTACCAACAATAACAAAGGTGCGTTATGGCTGAAAACTCCAGTTAACCAACTGTTTGTCTATACTGGCACAGAATGGAGATTTATAGGTCCCGAAGCTGTAGAAGGATTTGGATCAACAAGAGCTAGATCGGGATCGTTGGATAACACCGCAGGCGATCCACGCCCGGTGATCTTTTTAGAAACCAACGGCACAGCATTTGCTATTTGTACTGCCTCGGCATTTGTTATTAATCCTAGTAATTCAGTAACTGGATTCAGCAATGTTCTACAGGCAGGTATAAATTTATCCGAGACTGCTAAAATAAATGGCAGCATCACAGGCAATGCTGCCACAGCAGATCAGTTGGCTACCGCAAGATTAATCAACGGCGTGCCATTTAATGCTTCATCGAATATCACTGTCACTGCCAATACTACTAATACGTTGAAAAAAGGTACCTATATTGCAGGTTCTGATTTTGATGGCAGCGTAGAGCGTACATGGAGTGTAGATGCTTCATCTGCAAATTTATTAGGCAAGGTAGTAGCACGAAATTCAGAAGGTGGATTTTCAGCCGGTACTATCAGTGCAACTTTTGTAGGCGATCTTACAGGTAATGTCACTGCCAGCAGTGGGGTGAGTACATTTAATACTGTACAGGCTAATCAATTTGTGGGATCACAACTTACAGGTAACGCTGCCACAGCCACAAGATTGGCCACAGAACGAAGTATAAATGGTGTGAATTTTGACGGTACTAGAAACATCACAGTTGCTGCCAGCGCAGAAACATTAACTGGTAATGCTATCAATAATTCTGTGACACTGAGTGCGTTGACACAGGTAGGAACGCTGAGTTCTTTAACCGTAAACGACAGTGGAATATTTGTAGGCAGCGGAACACAACTGAGAGTATTTGTAGACTCTAGTACCCCGACAATTAGATCAACAACAGGTCGATTGAATTTTGATATGGGTGGCAGCGGTCCCGATATTAACTTTATAGATTCTGCAACATCATTGAGTCTTGGCGGCCCGAATGCTCCGGCAGTGATAGGCGATAATAATACCAACCTCGGTATCGCCGGCTATAAGTTCAATGGTATCTATGCTAACAATTTATTTGGAAATGCTGCTACAGCAACATTGTCCACTAATGCCACTAATCTTGTCGGTGGCGGTCTGGGTGCGATTGCAGTTCAACAATCTGTGGGAGTCACAGGATTCTTAGGATTAGGTGCAGATAATTCAGTATTGAGAGCAAGACCTGGCGGTCCAATATGGGAACCATTGATCTTAGAGCAGCTGAACAAAGGCAGCTTTATTAATATGGCCAATACCACTACCAGTGGTAGTGTGAATTTCTTTAATTCTTCAGTACCAGTGACGATATCTGTAGATGCTACCTCGACAAACACTGCATCTAAAGTTGTTGCAAGAGATGCCAGCGGAAATTTTGCAGCGGGAACAGTCTCTGCTAACCTAACAGGAAATGTTACTGGCAATATTACAGGTAATGCTGGAACAGCAACTAGATTGCAAACACCTAGAACAATTAACGGTGTAGCATTTGATGGCACACAAAATATTGTAGTAGAAGCCAGCGATCCAAACTCCGGAGCTCCGGTAGGAGCAATACTGTATTATCCCTCTGCCACTATTCCAGTGGGTTGGATGACGTGTGACGGGGCTTCGTTATCTACAACAGCATTCTCGTTGTTATTTTCTAAGATTGGATATACCTACGGTGGATCTGGAAACACGTTTAGACTACCAGATCTAAGAGGAGAATTTATTAGAAGTTGGGATGGTGGTCGGGGAGTTGACTCCGGTAGAGGAGTTGGCACTTTCCAAAAGGGTACAATTAATGTTACCGATCCAAATTATGGAAGTTTCAATACTTCTAGTATTATCGGCAGAAATAATTATCCGGGCGGAACTTCTGGTCCGGTAGATCCACAATTTAACGTGGAAGTAGGCATGGATCAGATATCTACGGACTCGTATCCAAATATAATGCTATCCTATGTAAGTGCAAATACACCGCTTAATTTGGGAACTTCGGGATTTTCATACGGAGCAACAAGACCAAGAAACGTTGCACTGGTAGCATGTATTAAAGTGTTTGGTGAAATCGATGAACCAGATCAAGTGTCTGCAGCAGCAATAATAAATTATGTAAACAGTATTCCAAATTATACAATAACATCGGGCAATACAATTTACAGTACTTCAGGATTTACTAATCAAGTAGGTTCATGGAATGACAGTGCAAACTATTTTGATGTATTTCCGCCAGCAGGGAAGTCAATGGCAAACTTAGTAGCATTTATGCCGTCGATTGCGGTTATTCATTACGCCGGAGGAGTCAACAGTGACGATTCTATGCGTTGCACGTGGAGTAATTTAGGTAATCGAATTAGGGTATATGTGCAAAACACTGAACAACGTTCGACCCCGGCAGCAAACTATTTGGCTATTTGGAGATAATAATGTATTACGTGTGTATTGAAAATAATAATGTAATAAGTGTATTAAATTATATGCCGAATGTTCCTTCTTCGGTAACAATAGCTGAAATTACAGACGAGCAGTATGACAACATAAGCTCCACTACTCATAAATTCGATGTAGGAACACAAACGGTAATAGCAAATCCGGATTACAGTCTGTCTGCAAAAGAACAGCAACAGAAAAATGCAGTAGAAAGAGAATTTTTAAACAGCACGGATTGGAAGATTTTGCGGCATATTAGACAGAAAGCACTGAATATTGCCACCAGTCTATCGGATGCAGAGTATATACAACTCGAGCAGCAGCGCGAAGCCGCAGCAGCTCGTATAGCATGACAGCAATAAATACAAGATATTAGGGGCTAACAGCATGGCATATGAAGTCAATAAATTTAACGGTGTGTTTTTAACGTCTGTAGCTGACGGCACAATCGACACCACTACTGATCTAAGATTAGTTGGTAAGAATTACGCAGGTTACGGCGAAGTACAAAATGAGAATTTTGTGCACCTGTTGGAAAATTTCGCCAATACTACAGCGCCACCAAAATCTGTAACCGGACAAATTTGGTTTGATACAGCTGCCAAGAAACTGAAATTCTATGATGGTGCCAGATTCAAAGTCGCAGGCGGTGCAGAAGCCAGCGCCACAGCTCCAAGCGGGTTGGTAGCAGGTGACTTTTGGTGGGATACAGGAGCCAAACAACTATACACTTATACTGGCACAGATTTCACCCTGATTGGACCAATTGCCAGTCCAGACTTAGGCACTTCGATAATAAGTCCTGCAGTGGTTTATGGTACTATCAGTACCGCAGAAGGCCCACATACAATATTAAAAGTTATATCAGATAATAAAACTATAGCAGTGGTCAGCAAGACTGCGTTTACCCTTGACAACAGTAAAAACACCATAGATGATTTCACAGTTATAAAGAAAGGTGTCACCCTGGCTAAATCACAGACTGGTGTTTCCACCGACGATTTTACCTTTTGGGGAACAGCATCAAACGCTACTAAACTAGGCGGCTTCACAGCTGATCAATATATTAAGACAGGTGAAAGCTCATTTAATTCAGAAGTTAGTTTTAAAGATCCTGGCTTTCAAGTAGGCGACGGCAATGATCTTAGAATCCGCGTAGAAGGCGGCAATGATGTTATTGTTGAAAACCGTCTCGGCAACGATATTACTTTTAGAATCACAGTCACTGAAACCACAGACGAAAGAGATATTGCGATTGTAAGACCCACTGGCGTAGTTCCTGGAGTTGGAAATGCATATACTTTGGGTTCATCTGCGTTGGCGTGGAGCGATGTATATGCTACTACATTTAGAGGCGCATTGGTAGGAGCGGTCACAGGTAATACCACAGGCAGTCATAAAGGTAATGTATTAGCCGACGACAACAACGTTATGATCAATGCAGCTACCAAGCAGATAGGTTTTGCTGGAGCGAACATCGTAGGGACATTAACTGGATCGATTACAGGTTCAGCTACCACTGCGGCAGACTCCGGTACTCTTAACGGATTAGAAGGTAGTGCTACAGTGCCAGGCACAGCAGTGGCCACAGTAGCAGTTCGAAACAGCAGTGGTAATATATTAGCAAATCAATTTGTAGGTATAGCAGACAAAGTAGATAGAACATTTCTTGATCGCACAGACGCTAGAGCAGATCCTACATGGTTTGATGGCACCGCCAGCACTCACTATAGAACTGCTAGACTCACAGCCACTGCTTACAGTATAGTAGGCAGAGATGTTAGTGGTAATATCACTGCTAACATTTTTAACGGTACAGCTACCGCAGCTCGATATGCTGACTTAGCAGAGAAATACTTGGCCGATGCAGAATATGAAGCAGGCACAGTGGTTATGATTGGCGGCGAAAAAGAAGTTACAGCATGTGCATGGGGTAAACGTGCAATCGGTGTAGTAAGTACAAATCCAGCATTTATGATGAACAAGGATTTGGAAGGCGGAACATATATTGCTCTAAAAGGGCGTGTGCCAGTTAAAGTGATTGGTCGGGTGAAAAAAGGTGATGATCTAATTGCAACTGACGGCGGTTGTGCAATGATCGCAGTCCCTCACTCCAGCGGTGTTTTTGCAGTAGCATTAGAAAGCAATGACAACGAAGGCGTAAAAATTATCGAGGCATTGGTACTGTAATGACTTTAGGTACAAACATACTGGCATCCCAGTTTGTCGCCATACAAGACAAAGCTCAATCTATATTAGGCACAGGGTCCACTACTAGAGGCTACGGGCAGACTGTGCAATCTGCTGATGTGTTTACCGGCAACACTATAACTAAAGCACAGTGGGATGCGCTGCGATACGATATTATCAATATTCGATTGCATCAAGACGGAGTTGTGCCAGCGATAGCCACAGTAAACGTAGGAGATCCTATAGGGTATGGAGTGAGTTCTCCTAATACCAACTATGACATTCTAATGGAGCAGGCGGTAGCAAATAGATTTAACATAGCCGGGAATCAATCAGCAGTTGCTGCCGTGGGCAATGTTACTTATAGCAGTGCATGGAGCACACAGGCGCAGACAGTGATAACTGTGACATTTTTAACTGCTGCCGCTGCAAGATATTTTTTTAACAGTGGCGGAAAAATTAGAGCATCTTCTCAGATCACAGGCGGGTCAGCTACTCCTCAAGTAAATGCTTGGAAGAATTTTTTGGCCAGTGTAGGCACAGTGTCTTTTGGAGCTGATACTAATCCAAACGTAAATTTTTATACATTGACCAATTCCTATCAACAGTTTTATACCAACAGTCTCAGCACACCTTATTCTGCTAACAGTTATAGATTAGAAGCCAGTTGCAATGTATCTGATAATTCTTCCGGAACAGCAACACAGATTTTAATTAGGATCACTCTTTTAGATTCATATGTTGATCCGGTTCCGGATCCCGTACCTACGACTGGGTTCGTTCCATCAGCTGCGGGATTCCCGCCAGGCGATACAGTAGACGGAACATTGACAATTTCTGTACAAGAATTAAAAGCGTCAGGTCAGTTACAGCCGAGCGGAACGTTTACTGTAACCAGTCCAACATATTCACTTTCTGCTATCTCCGCCAGTTAATTAAGTAAATATTCCTATGCCAGCTGTTAATAGCAAAATAATCCAAGCAGATTACAACGATATCAGAAACAAGATGGTTTCCATTTTAGGTAGTGGTTCCGGAAATTTTGGTTGGGGCCAACAGGCACGAATCAACAGTGTTGCTGTAGCAGAAGGCAACAAGGTCACTATCAACGAATGGGCTAACCTTCGATACGATGTGATTAATGCCTACAAACATATCAATGGTTCAAATCCTACCACAGCTCAGGTAGCTGAAGGTAACACCATTCGATATACTTCAACCTTTACACCAGACACTGGCACACTGGATGTGCCACAGAAGCAGTACGATGATTGGGCCAACAATATCACCACAAATAGATTCACCGTGGCAGCAGGAGAAAGTGTAGTTACTGCTGCTATATCGCAGACCAAAACTAATGCATGGAACGGAACTGTGAGTTGTGTGATAGGATTTTATTTCGGCAGCGCCAACGAAGCTCGTTGGTTTTTCAACAGCGGCGGACAGATACGAATTAGTGCAGCCAGAACTGGTGGCACTACCTCCGCCCAGAACACAGCATGGTCAAATCTGTTAACAGCAGTAGGCACACAGATTTTTGGAGCAAACACTCCCGGCACAGGTACAACACCCAGCGATGGCCTAAATTGGTATCGTTGTACCAGTACATTTCAAACATATTATACTGGTACAGCTTCTAGCCCTTATGGTTCTAATAATATACAGTTGCAGGCTCGTGTAACTGATGTAGCTAACAACGCCACAGGCACAGCTGCCTACGGTGAAATCCGTGTGGTATTCACAGACGGATATACTGATCCAGTAGTGAGTATTCCTCCAAGCAGAGCGTTTGGACCAGATCCTGTACCGCCTGCTGATTTAGTAGACGGCACACTCACAGTATCATGTAATCTACGGTATGCAACAGGAATCATGGTTCCCTCCAGCGCAGTGTTTACAGTAACACAGCCCACATTGGGTATAGGTGCTATATCAGCTGATTATACACCGCCTGCAGGACTGGCTACATACTCACCATCAATATTTTTCGACAGCTTGGTGTTTGATCTCAACAACTATCTCAGTGAGTACACATCGCCTATTTCTATGTCTCCGTACAGGTTAGATGGAATCGATGATGGAATCTTAACAAGCGACGGCAGAGCGTTTGATCAATATGTGTCTAATGGCAGTGTCGGTGGTGGTGCCCTCTTTAATTTCCCAATAGGGGGAAATTGGACTATCCCAGCCAATGATTCCGATTTTTTTGCTCAATACGTGAATACTGTTGCTGGGTTGGGTCCTACTCCTGGCCCGAGTATTCGATACCAAGTTGCTAAAACCACCACGATATATGACGGTGATTTTTATGTGAAAACTTTCGGATATGGTGATCAGGATATTCCAGCCGATCGGCGAAATCCGGGAGTATACGTTTTAAATGATGACCCAGCACCGGATCCAACTCAACCGGTCTACTATCCCGCAGGCAATTATCCTACCAGTCGCCCGCTTACAGCATTTGGCTATCGTCCGGGATCTAACAGAACCGTAGGTTGGGGTAAAACTGGTCGTGCCACAGGTGGGACAACGGATGTGTCCGCTGGATTTATCTATGAAAATGCCACAGTCAACACATTTCAAGTGTACGCATATCGAAGATGTACTTATGGTGGAGCCAACAAAAACGTATGCGATCTATTCCTACTGATAGGGCACCCTAGATGGAACTCTGTGTTCGGCACAGTAACATTTTCAGCTCCCACTTCTGGTGAACAATTATCTGCGCAATTGAAAATGAGTGGCAGCACAAATGTCTTAGCTGTGACAATGTTATTAAGCACCACCGCTGCTGATATTCCAGCAGCTCAACTTCAGACCATAGTGCAGAATCTGACTAACCGTATGCGACTGTTCTTCTATTTTTAATTCAACACATACCTACTCCTATAAATAAACTACGCAGTTTATATTAGGAGAATGTATGCAACAGCAGCTGAAAGCAGCTTTGGATTTTGCCAATTATCAACAGACTTTTTCTATCCAGAAAAAAGTCCTCAAAGAAAGATCTGAAGCCAAACTCAACTATGGCCACAGTGGTGGCATATTCCGCATTGACAGGGACCTGCTGACTTTTGTAGAGATGCTGTGCGCCAAAGGCAGACTCACAGACATAGTACTGCTTGACGTTAACCAAAATCCCGTGTTGATCAGTGATGTACAGACATTCTGTGATGAAATATTCAGCAGATATTTCGAAGTCACTAATGAATATTTTGCTCAATATCAGCAGATCAAAAAAAGCAGATCTGTGGAAAAATTAATACAGTCATGACCAAAGGCATCTTGATCTATGCGTATAATAACCGCACGGTGGATTATGCCTTGCTCAGCATAATCAGCGGAGGCTTAGCCAAAAAACATCTTGATGTGCCAGTGAGTTTGGTCACTGATGCTACTACTATTGATTGGATGAAACAGAGCTTGGTCTTTGATTTGGCCAATACTGTATTTGACAAGATTATATTAACTGAAAAACCACAGACCGGAAATCAACGATTTCTCAGAGATGGTATCGATGGACAGATGGTTCCGTTCACGAATACCAACAGACATTCGGCTTGGGAATTAACCCCATATGATCGAACACTGTTGATCGACAGTGATTATTTCATACTGTCCGATAACCTCAACAGCTATTGGGATATTGATCAAGACATAATGATAGGAGAATCTATCAACGACATTTACAGTCAACACAGATTAGGATATCTCGATGTCAACATTTCCGAAACCGGAGTAAAACTATATTGGGCCACCACAGTGATGTTTACTAAAAATTCTGCGTCTAAACTGTTTTTTGACACAGTGGAATATGTCAAACAAAATTATCTGTACTATGCTGATGTTTTTAGATTTGATCACAGACAGTTTAGAAACGACATTGCCTTCAGTGTTGCCAAACATCTGTTAGACGGGTTTGAAGAAACTGTATTAGGCCGTCTGCCAGCGGTATTATCAGCGTTAGACAAAGACATACTATACGAAGTTGATGGACCTACATTGAAATTTTTAGTTGACTACAAATTAGACAATACATATTGTGCTGCTGCTGTTCGCGGATTAGATATTCATATCATGAACAAACAAAGTATTGTGAGACACAAACAGCAGTTATTGGAGATGATATGAATTTTGGATATCTTCTGATAGTTGCAGAACATGACACAGTTGATTATCTCAGTATGGCCTACGCCCTTGCGCTCAGTATCAAGAACACTCAAAAGCCAGGCTACGACAAAGTAGCATTGGTCATAGATGATCAATCGAAATTACAAAAACTTAAAAGCCCGTGGGTGTTTGATCATGTTATAGAATGGAATCAAGAAACATTTTGGGACGGACGTAGCTGGATGGATCAGCTGACACCGTTTGACCATACTGTATGTTTGGATGCTGACATGCTGTTTATGCGGGACTATAGTCATTGGATTGATTATCATGTTGAAAACTCCCAGCTGTATATTGCCAACAAGGTTCATACATATAGAGCACAGATAGTCACTGATAGAACTTACCGCAAATGCTTTGATAAAAATCATCTGCCTGATGTATACTCTATGTGGACATTTTTCGCTAAAGATTCTCAAATGGCTCGAGACTTTTTTGACCTGGGCAGACACATTATTAAAAATCCTGTGGAGTTTGCCAATGTGTTTTTGTCAGAATATAAACCCAAGATAGTAGGCACAGACGAAGCGTTTGCTCTAGCAGCAAAAATCCTAGACATATCAGATCAAATAGCATATCCATTAGAGTTTCCTAGGATTGTTCACATGAAGCCTATGATACAGAATTGGCCTTGGCCTGCAGACACCTGGAGTAACCACGTGGGATTTTATCTTGACAAAAAAGCACAATTAAAAATTGGCAATTACCAACAGCATGACATTGTACATTATGTAGAAAAAGATAAAATCACCGATGAAGTAATTAACATCTTAGAGGAAATAGCATGGAAACTATAGAAACCATAGAAGATTTTGAAAAATGGATAGCGGAGTATAAGCCCGCACCTACGGTTTACGCCGCAGTGTTTGACCCCACTACTGGCAAGGTCATTAGCATTGGTCCCGATTATGCTTTTCCCAACGAAGTCAATAAAGTCGTTGTAGATAGTCATTTAGCTGAATCTATAATCAATGCGGAGATACAGATAGAAAACTGCATGATAGACATCAGCTCAGGAAATTTAGAAATTGCAGAATTGAAAACTTTAATCAAGCTCGATGATGTACTGCATAGAATTATTTCAACAGAATATTCCGCAGTCACAAAACCGGATGTATACTTAACATACACTAAACGAACTAAAACATTAAAAATACAATTGTCACAGGAATTCGGCGGAACAAAAAAATCAAAGACTGAAGGCCAACGAAGAAACTTTGTCTGGGATGGCAGCACTGAAATGAATTTTTTAATCACCGCATATAACGATCCTAACATATTGTATCAGAATCATGTTATCACGATCAATGATCTTATCGGTAAGACTGTGACGGTGAAAAATATTGACTTTGACCAGTTCAGTGTATATACAAGACGATTGTTTAAAAATTACGTGATAGAATATAAATGAAAACAGTAGAATTTGATGTAGTGTTTTTAAGCTACGACGAACCTAATGCAGATCTTCACTACGCTGATCTCTGCGCCAAGGTGCCTTGGGCCAAGCGTGTTCATGGAGTAAAGGGCAGCGATCATGCTCACAAAGCCGCGGCTGAATTATCAGAAACAGATTGGTTTATCACAGTAGATGCAGATAACATTGTTGATCCTTCATTTTTTAATTTAGATCTCAACATGGACGATCCTAAGATCCAGGTATATGGATGGTGTGGTCGAAACAGCATCAATGGCTTACGCTATGGCAACGGCGGATTAAAAATCTGGAAGAAAGATTTTGTCCTTAATATGAAAACTCATGAGAACAGCGACAGCGATCGAGGTCAAGTAGATTTTTGTTGGGAGGATGGATATCGCAATTTTCCCAGAGTTTACAGTGAAAGTGTTATTACAGGATCACCGTTCCAGGCGTGGAGAGCAGGATTCCGCGAAGGTGTTAAGATGACGCTGCTTGACGGAGTACGTGTACCACCCCAAGAAATCCGAGAACAGATTTGGTGGCATAACATACATAGACTGCGTATGTGGTCCACAGTTGGCGCTCATGAAGAAAACGGTATGTATGCAGTCTATGGTGCTAGATTAGGCACATGGCTGGCTAATTGCACAGACTGGAATTATGTGGAAGTACGAGATTTTGAAATTCTTAGAGGCATATGGGAGCAGTACGGACGACCTTATGAGCAAGACAATGGACGGGATCTCGACACAGCTATTCGAGACCTTGGCGAAAAGATCAAACAACAGTTGGGATTTGATTGGCCGTTTCTTGATGCAGCACAGAGCAAATATACATTGGATCTATATGATGAAACAATCAATTTAGGTTTGACGTATTACAGGGCGGTTGACAATGTATGATATATTCTATGTCGGTACAGGCTCAATAGACACCCAAGCATGGCAGCAGTTTCGACTGAGATTTCCTAACGCACAAAAACTCGAACATGTTCAAACATTTGAAGAAGTAAGGTCTCGAGCATTTACAAAATTTTTCTGGGTAGTTTGGGACTACGTAGAATTAGATTCTGACTTTCATTTAGATTATTGCGTGACCAAATGGGATGAGAGTTACATTCATGTGTTTCTAAATAATCAATATTACGACGGAGTCTGTTTGTTTCCGAAGTCTGCGAAGATACTACAACGTGAATGGGATTACAGATTTTTTACTAATAAAAAACAAATAGATGTTATAGCCAGCAGACCTAAAAAGCTCGATGTGGCATTCATTTCCTATTATGAACCATTCGCTGAAGAACGATATCAATCATTGATATCTAGGCTCGACGGAAATAAAATCCACTGGATTAAGAATGTGCAGGGCATACATCAAGCCCATATAGCAGCAGCAACAGCAGTATCTACGGACATGTTTTATGTGGTAGACGCAGATGCTATTATTTTAGATACCTTTGATTTTAATTATCATATTCCTTACTATGATTTTAACGCTAAATCTACAGTGCATGTATGGAAAAGCCGTAATCCAGTAAATGGTTTAGAATACGGCAACGGTGGCGTAAAACTCTTGCCGAGGCAGCTGACCATAGATATGGATCTTTCAAAACCAGATATGACCACAAGTATCAGCAGATGGTTTAAACCTATGCCAGAAGTTTCAAACATAAATGGGTTCAATACTGATCCATTTAACACTTGGAAATCAGCATTTAGAGAATGCGCCAAATTAGCCAGTCGTGTAATTGCTCGTCAACAAGATGCAGAAACACAGGAACGATTACGAGTATGGTGTGAAGAATCTAAAGATCAATATGCTATTGACGGATCTACATGCGGTCGAGACTATGGCATAAAAAACAAAACAAATTTACAAGCTCTAAAAATGATAAACGATTTTGTGTGGCTCAAGGAACAGTTCGATGGACGATATAGCAAGAATTAAAAAATTTATTCCTATAATGAATGAGATATCGCCAACTTTTTGCATGGCCAAGTGGCACCACACTACGATATATCTTCAGTCGGGTGAAACACACAGCTGTTATCATCCCGCTCCTCATAAAATTCCTTTAGATGAGATTGTTATAGATGCAAGTGCATTACATAACACAAACCAAAAGAAACACGAACGACTAGAAATGCTCAACGGTGGAAAGCCCAGCGGTTGTAATTATTGCTGGAATATCGAAGACATGGGAAACGACTATGTCAGTGATCGCAAAGAACGCAACTCGACTATCTACACAGATAAAAGATTCCAACAGATCAAAGATGGCGATTGGGATCAAAATATAAATCCGCAATATATCGAAGTTAGTTTCGGTAATGAATGCAATTTTAAATGCGGATACTGCCATCCTAAACACAGCAGTGCTTACTACAAAGAGATCAAAGATTATGGCCCGTACGACATGGTTAAGAATCATCGCAACGACATTGACTGGTTTCAAATTTACGAAGAAGAAACCAATCCGTATGTAGAAGCATGGTGGCGTTGGTGGCCTGAAGTTCGTAAGACATTAACTATCTTGCGTATAACAGGGGGTGAACCATTATTACAATCTAGCACATGGAAATTGTTAGATGATCTATTGGTTAATCCTTTACCTGATCTTGAATTAAACATCAATACTAATTTTGGAGTTAAACCTATCCTTATAGATCGACTTGTAGAAAAGGTAAACAGTCTAATTGCCAAAGGCTGTATTAAAGATTTTAAAATTTTTACCAGTATGGACACTTGGGGCACACCTGCTGAATATATTCGTACAGGATTGGATTTAACTGTATGGGAACGTAACTTAGATACGTACCTAACTCAAACACAGTTACCGATTACATTTATGTGTACTTTTAATATTCTAACAGTAACCAACTTCCAAAGTCTATTAGAAAAGATTTTAGAATGGCGTGAGAAATATAATGGTGTTGATCAAAATAAATGGCAGCGTATACGCTTTGATACGCCCTACTTAAAAGAACCTTTACAGTACGACATGAATATTCTGCCTAAAGACCAGTTTATGCCTTACATGATCCGACACCTAGACTTCATTCTAGCCAATTTAGACGATAAAAACCGTAGTAAATTCAACGACTTAGAGTATGCTAAATTTGAAAGAGTGGTAAAATACATGGAATCAGCTATCTATACCCCAGATAAAGTAAAAGAGGGGCGTAGAGACTTCTTTAATTGGTTTACAGAATATGACAAACGTCGTGGCACCAATTTTGTAAATACATTTCCAGAATTGGCTAATTTCTATAAAGACTGCAAGGAGACAGTATAATGAGCAAAACAATATTAATCACCGGCGGAGCAGGGTTTATTGCTCATCATCTAATTGATAAACTTTTATCTGAAACTGATTGGAGAATTGTAACTTTAGATAGATTGGATTACAGTGGTAATTTGAATAGATTGCATGAAGTAGTCTCTAGTTATCCTGAAGCAGTACGCAAGAGAGTGCGTGTGGTGCATCATGATTTAAAAGCAGAATTGAATCCACAAATTAGATCAATGATAGGCAAAGTAGATATCATCGCACACCTTGCAGCCGGCAGTCATGTTGATCGTTCAATTACATACCCTATGGAATTTGTGCAGGACAACGTAGTTGGAACTGTAAATTTAATGGATTACGCTCGCAACTTAGATAGTTTAGATTTGTTCGTTTATTTTTCCACAGACGAAGTCTTTGGCCCTGCACCCCACGGAATTAATTATAAAGAAAATGACCGATACAACTCAACTAATCCATACAGCGCCAGCAAGGCCGCCGCAGAAGAATTTGTTGTGGCATATGAAAACACATATAAATTACCTGCAATAATTACACACACTATGAATGTGTTCGGAGAAAGGCAACACCCAGAAAAATATATTCCGCTTTGTATAAAACGTGTAAGAGATAATCAAAAAATTTCCATCCATTCGAACCCGGAAAAAACCAAAGCAGGGTCGCGACATTATATACATGCCAGGGATGTAGCAGATGCATTATTATTTCTATACAAACAAGATCTATCTAAACTACCAGCAGATCCTGGAGGTGCAAAATGTCAAAAGTTTAATATCGTAGGATCGACAGAGATTGACAATTTAGAACTTGCACAATATATTGCTGATGTTCAAGGTAAATCTTTGAATTACGAAATGTTAGATTTTCATAGTCAGCGTCCGGGGCATGATTTACGGTATGCACTTGACGGCAGTAAAATGAAAGATATGGGATGGGTCCCACAACCAGTGTATCAACGATTGGAAGAATCTATACACTGGACTTTAAAGAATGACAGATGGTTAGTGATTTAATTAATTTAGAAAACGTAGAAACTGCCTTTGGCAGTTTCAATCACAGTGCGTATTCGCATTGTGTTATTGATAATTTTTTACAGGAATCTGTTGCAGCTAAAATTGCAGAAGATTTTCCTGCCTACGAGTCCGGAATGTATAACGGTACATACAATAACCAGATTGAACTTAAACGTACATGCAACATCTGGGATAGATTTCCCCAAAGCATATATCAATTGTTATATTGTTTGAACTCCAAACAATTTACAGATATGCTCATTGGGTTAACTGGGACTGCGAATTTATATACAGATCCGGGGCTACATGGCGGTGGTCTTCACTGTTATCCGCAAGGAGGAAAATTAAATCCTCATCTGGATTACAGCATTCATCCCAAGCTTCATCTCCAGCGTAAATATAATTTAATAATATATCTTACTCCTCAATGGCAAACAGAATGGGGCGGAGATTTCGGAATCTGGAATTCGGATAGCAGTGGTCCTACTACTATATTTCAAACAGTGTCGCCTATGTTTAACAGAGCAGTGATATTTGATACTACACAAAGTACATGGCACGGATTAACTTCTGCCGTGAAATCTCCAACTGGCATCACAAGAAACAGTATCGCTATGTATTATTTGACAGATCCTCCAATTAATGTTGACCCTAGAAGTAGAGCTTTATTTGCACCTACAGATCAACAGAAAGATGACGTTGAAATACAAAAACTAATTGCTCGTCGCAGTGTTGCCAATGGAACTAATGTAGAACAATGGAATAGGACATGAATTTTATTTTTGAAAACGTCGATGAATTACTGAATATCACTGCATGTGAGGAAAGAAATACTTCCAACATCCGTAAATTCCCACCCAGTCCATTGGCCACAGTGCTGTCTCGAATCAAAACTCAACGCCTGTATGCCGATCAATTAGATGCAGACACAGTGACATTTGATCAATGGAGTAATAGAAAATCATATGCGAATTATATAATACCAACTGGAGTAGCACATGCTCCCTGGGATTGGTGCGGGTCGGCCGATCTTAACAACGATTATGATTCAAACATATCACACCGCAAGTCTGTGTTTGCATTTTTAGACACGAAACAACTATCGGCTCTGCGTAAGAAACACTGTTACTTATTGCTTGATCAATCGCACGAGGGATATCATACAGATTGGCTATTTGATTGGTTTCATGCTGGATGTGCTCAGTATGAAATAAGCGCCAGCAGGGTTATATATGTCACAGGGAATCTTGCGGTGGCTCAACAATACGACGAATGGTGTTTGAATCGACAAATCAATGATAAGATGTGCGTAATTCCCTATATTCATTTTGAAAAATACATTCATGAATGTGCAAGCAATCAGCGGTATCTGTTGCCTTCGTCGGAAAAACAAATTGCCTATAAAACAAAAAATATCAATGATATCAAGTTGTATAACGCATTTCAAAAAAGATCCAGACCCCATCGTATCTGGCTATTTGATAGTCTGTATAAAAATGGATTACTTGATGATGGGATCAACAGCATGAATGCTTTTACATTCCACAAAGGATTTTATGATGGACGGATGTTAGATCAGGATGTGTACAATTCTTATAAGCATATGTTGCCTATGTATCCTAGAAGTAATCTTAAAGAAACAGAAAAAAATGGGTTTGAAGGACCACTGGGTAATTTATTTGAACACGACTTGAACCATCAAGCCACATTAGACACATGGGTAAGTGTTGTCAGTGAAGCATCGTTTGCTGAGAATACCTGCTTTATCAGTGAAAAAACTTTTAAACCTATTGCCACAAGGCATCCGTTTATAATGTACGGTAACAAACACAGTCTACGATATCTCAGAGAGTTGGGATATAAAACGTTTCATGGATTTATAGATGAATCATACGACGAGTTAGAGTCGTGGGATAGATTAGATGCAATTATTCAAATACTCAAAGATATCAGAGCTATGTCAAATGAAAAAAAGATTCAATGGTTTATTTCAATGAAAGATATTCTTGATCACAATTTCAAAGTACTCAGTGACAATTCCACAGTTAATATGCCTAAAGCAATTGAAACGCTGAGGAATTATGTTTCGGGAGTCGCGCATGCATAACATCGAGATTGCCGCAATAAACAGTGAGTTGAAAAGAACACGAAAAGCTATAATTAGTTTAGGCTGTTCATTTGTAGAAGGCCAGGGGGCGATAGATCAAGATATCTATGAAACACATGATTGGTCTATGCTAAAGACAGGCGTTCCTATGGAACCTATTCTAACAGACGCAGAAAAATCCAAGCTGTTGTTAGCACACAAAGAATTAAGAATTGATAACAAGGGTAACATTGATTGGACATTTATGCAACATAAAAATGCATTTGTGAATGTGCTTTGTAAAAAATATTTTAATTCCGAGTATACCGCTATCAATTTTGGACTCAAAGGCAAAGGTAATAGAGCATCTATTAAGAGTCTATACTTTCATCCTCAGATAGACTGGCATAACATTGATGAACTTGTTGTAATCTATGTGCCAAGCGGCCCTGAGCGTTTTGATTTCCTTAGTGATGAGTTGGGTAACGACAGTAATGAGATCGCCAAGTTTCATTGTATGTGGCCGTGGCACGAAGATCAACCAGACAGTCCGCGTAAAACATTGTGGAAAGGATATGGTACCGCAGTACACAGCGAAAAATCCAGCATGTTAGAACAAATATCTAATGTCATTGAATTAGAGAACTGGTGTAAGTTAAAAAACGCAAAATTAATTATTACTCCTGGTTTCGATAGAACATATACTCAAACTGATTTTAAAAATATGATTCGTTGGAATATTGTTCGTGACGAGAATCAAAAAATAACCAAGCATGTTGAACACACAGCCAGCATGCAGATTCTTGATAAAAACAAAGAACAAACTCTTGACGCTATTGTAAATCAATGGCCGTGGGATAAAATGTTTAAGCCTCAAGACTGCCCAACCTTTATAGATTTATGCCTTAACCAAGAAGGAATAAAGAACGTGGGATTCTGGGATTTCAACGGTAAAGGCACACCTAATCATTGGGTAACAGTGTGTTGCCACCCCAGTGCCAAGGGGCATGATTTGTTTGCCCACGAACTACATAAGTTTATTATAGGAGCTTGAAATGTATAACTGGAGCGGTGCAGAAAAATATCCTGAATATTTTCTCAAATATCCTTTCCTCAAAGCAAATTTGTTAACACATCTTGATTATACCGTCTTAAAAACTTTTGACATTCCGACGCCGCTTTCTGATAAGTTTTCATCAAGTGACTCGCCTGATCTTCTTAAGCAGAATCTCAAAACGCAGCCATCTGATTGGCACTATAGAACTAAGGATGTTAGATATAATTGTAATTCTAATGGATATAGAGCGGACGAGTGGGACACAATCGATTGGCCCAATGCAGTGGTTATATTTGGATGTTCATGCACTGTTGGCGTTGGCCTGGCTGAGGATGAAACAATTTCTTACCAGCTGTCGACTATATTAAACAGACCGGTGATAAACATGGGAGTCAGTGCGTCATCAATGCAACACTCTTTTATAAATTCTATGTTGCTGGCTAAGAATTTTACAACACCTTATGCTGTGATACATTTATGGACAAACATCGATAGATTCACAGTATTCAATAAACAAGATATCGAACACATAGGTCCTTGGGACAGCGAACATTTTTCCGAGAGTATAGTTATGAATCCATATCAATCAATGCTCACTGCTGCCTACACAAGTATGTCTAGTAGAGAGTTTTGGAAAAACAAATGTAGATACTATTCTGCAAGTTTTTTTGAAGCCACAGCACATTATACAGAAAGTGATTGGGTGTCTATTGACAATCAAGCTCGAGATTTAATACACCCAGGAAAGGGATCAGCCAAACAAATGGCTGACCTTATAGCAGAGAATATTACTTAAAAAATGTTTTTTGACGAATCTCTGATGTCTTTTTTAAGTCTTTCTACATCAACTTTGAAATCTATTTTTTTAATTTCGTCTTTGTATTCTTGAAGAGTACTGATCAACACATCAGCGATGCCGTCAGCAGTCTGTTTGGTGAGTTCATTCTTTACATCGATTTCCCATACCCGGCCATCTGTGAAATCTAATCTCACGGAATCCAGATAGGCCACAGGCATGGTATTCATATAAAGATCTTCAAAAACCTCTGGCCATTCTTTTACAAGATGTCGAGGAGGTTTGAACAAAGGATTAGGCATCAACAGATTCTTCTACCTTTTTGGTTTTCTTTACAGTAGGATCGAGTTCTTCTGCTTCCTTACGTAATCTCGCCGCTTCTTTGTACATAGCATCTGCCTGACTTCGATAGCTTTTGGCAATATCTTTGTCAGATAATGCTTCGTTGGCGGCAGCTTGAGCACGTACTGGAGCAGGGATATCAGTATCAACCGCAGGAGTTGTATCGTTTACTGAAGCTACATCTTTGACTTCGGCTTTAGCAGACGGCGCACCTGCTACAAATGTGCATAGATCGTCCACAGTACAGTTCTTCTGTTCCGCAATCAGTGTGTTGAGATTAGCTAACAGCACAGTATCGTTGGTAGTAGGCATCATCATTACAGCATCAGTGGCTACTTTGATTAATCTACCGTCTGCTTGCATGGCCCGCAACATAGGTCTACCATCCGGGAATGGGCGTATGTGCATGATCTCGCCAAACTCAAATGCATCCTGCGCTTGGTCTGTTTCTACCAAAGTCATAATTGAATCATGATATTGATCTGGCAGTTGAGCTACAGGTAATACTAGAGCCATGTTTGACTCTCCGGGCAACGTTCTAAACACTACCAATACTTTGGCACCTGTGTTTTGAATTCTACCTATGTGTTTAAGGCTTTTCATTTAGGCTTCCTTTTTAGATACAGCTTCAAGGAAGGAATTTAGTTTGTTAAAACTTTTACCAACTGCTTCCAATTCTGCTGCTTTGAACGCTCCTCTGCTTGTTGCAACTTCGATGATATTTTTCACAGCCAACAGATCGCTGATGTTAAGATCAGGACCTTGTGCTGCTGGTGCTTCTGGAGCAGGATTAGTTGTTCCTGGCTGACCTTCAGCTGGTGCTGCGACTTGTTCTTTAACTTCTTCTGACATTAATTTCTCCTTAGGTGTGGGCATGCAAGCATGAAATAAGTTAATTCTTTTTGATCTTCAAATCCTACAAAATGTGAAGATCTAAGATTCCCACTCTTGTCCAGAGCAGGTTTTTTGCAGATATAATACCTGCCCTTGAGCTTGACTTTAATCCAGTCTTCGATACCTTCAAATATCTCAGAATCTGTAATATTCAATTCAGCGAAATGTGGAGCCACAGTCTTCAGCTTGCGCTGTTGTAGTACGTCCATTGGATTAAGGTCAAACATAGTGAAAATATTTATACGGGGGGATTATTCGGGGGTGGATTCTTGGCTAAGTCTTTTGCTCATTGCTCTACTGTGTCCTAATTTACGAACATCACCACTAAGCAGATATAGTTCAAAAGCGGCTTTTTCTTTCATGACAATGATATGTTTCTTGTTGACGAAAAATGGTGAATCGATGTAGTTATCTAACCAAAGTAACACCTGCGGAGTAAACGCAAATTCTTTGGGAAATTCTATCTTGTAAGTTTTTATTTTAGCATGTTCTTCGATGAATTCCAAGGCCTGTTCAGTCAATCTTAATCCGCCTTGATCTTTCTTTCTAAAACTCCACCACCACACAGCTTTATAGTCTTTGATATTTTTTTCATTGACGGGTAATTCTGCTGCCTGTAAGAACGCCTTGGTATAGGCATCTTTGTTCATGTCACTTAATCTCTTCACCTGCTGTGAGTTTGTACACAGCAAAGTCTTTGGTCTTGAATAATCGATTTAATTTCTTTGCCAAATTGTGTGCATGTCCTGGATTTGAAAATGAGACTTTTTTATATTTTGGTCCAGGATAGCTGGCTACCAGACTACCGCTTTTGAGGTTGAACGGCTGGCCGTTATAGAACACGGCCCAGATAGCTTCCGAGTCAAGGATCTGCTCAACCTTGTAGGTTTCTTTGTTAGCATATTCTAAAAGAATTTTAGGTTTGGGTCTGCTCATATACGTGTTTCCTAATTAACCACGTATATATTTATGTTTTTTTAGAACTGTCCGCCGTCGAATTTAACGTCTATTTGAGTGGTAGATTCTTTGATTGCCACCAGCATTTGGTGTATTTCAGTAACAGTTAGTCCTAGCTTCACAGTCATAAGGGCTAATTCTGAAGTTAGATCTCTAGCTTCTTGTAGACTTATGCGTATTTCTTTTTGCTGGCTACGTTCAGCTACTTGAATTCGCTGTAGTAGTTTCTGTATAGTAGGTAATGTAGTTGGCAGATTATTTTGTGACATTGGCCAATACCTGTTTCATTTCTAATTCTGTCTTGAACGGACCTTTATATGGATATCGTTCCAGTGTGATCTTTTTGGGACAAAAACTTTTGACCCAGCCTTTATCAAATTTTATACAGTAGTAACCCGCACAATATAAACTTTTTGAATCGCTGCTTTTTGTGAACAAGGGAAGTTTCTTGCGAATGTCAAACATGGCATTGTGCGGCTCGGCACTGGTGGCATACCCATGAACTTCATTAGGCAATGCTGTGTCGGCTTCTTTGACAATCTTTACAGTGAAAAACTTTTTACCAAACTGTTTGGTTAAACTATCTTTGGTTTCGTAAATTGTTACGCCTGTCTCATTACTCATAAAAAATCTGTTATCATCATCCTTTCTCAAGGTAGCAATCTTCTCGCCATTTGCTTCTACAATCCAAAATTTATTTGCTATGATAGGTTTAGCATGTATGTCTGTCATTGTGTTCTCCCAACAGGTATCTGTTTTAATTTCACAGGTGTCTTCATACTGACAAAGTTTGAGTTTCATTGACGTATCTCGCATTAAGTGGTTCTGCATAACTCTGTGCCTGATCAGCAATCTTTTTCAAATCCCATAGATTACAGAACTTGATTAATCTTATACCAACTTGACTCACATTCTTTTGTTCAGCGGTAGCAGTGGTAATGGTATTTGCAATTACCTCTTTAATGTCATCAGGCTGGTGTGTTAGATCAATCAGTCGACGATTGCGTTCATAATCTTCTAGCACTCGATGTTCTACTCCATTATGGTCAGACCACCTCTGAAGCATGAGATTGTTCCACGCATATCCTTTGCTGTTACGATCTTCGAACGCTTCAGTAAGACCCACTTTTTTGCTTGTGCCTTTAGTACGTACACCCGGATACGCTGAGAAGACATTATCACTGGTATCACCACGCATGCATTTTTCGAACAATAGCCATTCTGGATTAGGTGCGGGCTTAGGCTCTTGTGTTTTCTTGTCAATGACTGCTTTACCTTTGTCATCAAATATTCCTTTGTCAGTGATAACATGTTCCATGACACCGTTGTACTGCGTGACATTGGGTGCAATCAATTGAACAAAGTCTGTGTCTGTGCTAATGATCACATGTTTGTCATTTGGATGCGTTTGTATCCAACCAGCAATTAAATCATCTGCTTCGAGGCGTGGATTTTGTAGCACAGTACAGTTGGTCTTTTCTGCGATAAAGTCTTTGAATGTATCAAATGCTTCCCAGAAGATCTTTTCTTCGTCTGCTTCACGTTCTGTGTGAGCAGCACGTTGAGCAGCACGTTGAGCTTTGTAAGGAGTATAGTAATCTTTCCGCCAGCTACGCCCCTCTAAGCAGAAGATAACATGGCTACCTTCGAACTGCTGCCATGCTTTGCGAATGCTGTTTAAAGTAATATGAAACGCCATGCCTAGTTTAATATCAGCGTCACCGTTGATAACGTGCCGAGCACGAAAGAATGTGTTTGCTGTATCAACTAAGATATATGTCATAGATTGTCTTTCTTTACTGTTTTAATATCAATTAAGCCTGTGTTTACAGGACCGCCAAAATCACCATCAACTACTACATTGGCACACAGTTCACGGAACCAACGATCTATAATTTCTTCGTCTTTATCCCCGTCCTCACCGTATCCCTCTTGCTTTAATTTTAACACAAAAAGGTCGTTCCAGTCAAGCTCAAAAAAGCCATTACGCACATTATCTTTGTTGACATGTGTTTCGAGTACACCTACCCACGGTTCTTTTTTGCGTGTTGCACGTTCTTTTGGTGATAGTTTAGCCTGTGCTTCTGCTTCTGTGGCACGTTCAGCAGCCGCAGTGGCTGCTTTGGCTGTTTCAGCAGCCTCGGCTGCGATGATTGCAGATCGTTCAGCTTCTGCTCTGATCTTATCAATACCAAATAATTTTTCAATCCATTTATTCATTATGTTCCCCACTCATTTTTAAATAACGGCACTTGTAGTCTATCACTGTACCTAAGTCCGTGTTTCATTGCTAATTCTGCTACACGACGGTTATTTAGCGTGTACACTGATTCAACTCCGCCCACAGGCATGAGATAACAATGTCCGGTGAATCCTTCTGCTCGATATATATCTAGAGTTTCTAGAGCTTCTTCAGCATCTTCTTCTGTAGCAATAACTAACTTAAGATAGGTATTACCAACTTCTTGATATTCACAAACAACATCTGGCTTTATCGCTTCGTGCCTTTCTTCGCCTGAACAGCTGAGTTTGGCACTGACTGAAAATGTAACTTCTCTAGAAACAAATGGAGGATTCTGGTTCCACTCTTGTAAGAATGTTTTAAACTCTGGTGTGAGTTTCTGAGTACCGTTTGTTTCAAACGTAATTTCTTTAAGACCTGTCATGCTCGGATGATTCAACAGATCTGGATAAGCACGTTGCCAACCTAGTAACGGTTCGCCGCCTGTAATAACAAGATGTTCGTCTTCCCAACGCTTGTAAGGTAAGATTTCCATGATACGTTCTGCTATTGCATC